AAATGAATATAATAAAATAAACAAAAATAATAAAAACTATTTCCCTATGTAAGAGGAAATAGAAAAATGAAAAATAAAATAAAAATACAAACATTTAACACAAGGACACTTCTTTTTTTTGTCTTTATAGAACTTAAAACTAAACATAGAAAGCAATAAGCATACATAATAAGCAAAGAAATGCATGAAGAAAATATATGAAATTTAAAATGTAAAACAACCTTGATGGCCGCTCAAACTACAACTACGATGGGAATCTTAAAGGCAAAGCAATTGCGAACAAAAAGCGTATAACTCAGTGGACATCATGAATTACGGATTATTTTGTTTTAAAACCAGTTAGAATTACATATTGAGATAACGATCTATCATTACGGATCGCATCTCTGTATAAGATGGCAAGATATGACCAAGATTATGCTTATGGCATAACTTGGATAATTTTCGCTGAAGGCGATTATAAAAATCTGAACCATGGGAAAACGCAAATTCCAAAGCCTCATTAATATTAACAAGTAATTGTTGATGAGGATTAGGAGTTTTACGAATCCAGTGAAGTAAATCAAAGATGACAGATTCTTCGATTTGACCAAGAACAATAAAAGTACCAAAAAGATGATCAATTTTAAAACGACGTTTAAGAAAAGTCAAATCAGATATATTACGTTCAATAGAGGGATCTCCGAGTTTAGAGGCAGAGGTAATAGGCCAACCAAACCAATTATAAAGATCTATAAAACCCTTAGCAGATATACCAAGATCTTTATATTCATCGGAGATTGTAAAAATGACGTCATCTCCGTAAAAGAAGGACGCCACATGTTGATTATAGGCATTAAGTGACGGAATTATTTCATACTGTCTACACTGAATTAAATAAAAACAATAAAATAAAATAATATGACCAATTGTATTAACAATGGCTGTACCAGCAAAACCAGAGGGCATACCGCGATTCTTTTGAAGAACCACATCCATAAAATTAGTATACCCAAAACAAGCATTCATAAATAGGGACATCCGGGGAACAGCAAAGTCGTCATCATAAATGTTATTAAAAACGTTGGCTACAGCATTAAAAAGCCAACCAGGAAAATGACCATCCCAATTTGAGATATCAAAATCATTACCCACTTTGCTCCTGCTACTCAGTTCTTTGTAGAGGTGATGCCAAGCAGTAGAATGTGGATTTATACCGACACAAGATGGAAAAGTGCCGTCGGCTAATTGATGTAATTTAGCCTCAAGGTCAAGACAATATCGCCGATAGAGAAGGCTAAAAGTAAAGTCCATGACAGAAATTGATCGAGTTTTCATAGGAGGTCCAATGGCTTTTGCAAAAGGTCGAAGCTCATCTTTAGGAAATTCATAAAAAGAGTTAGAAGGAATTATTCCATTCCTAAGAAGAGCATCATGATCATTAAAAACAGTTCGAATCTCAGAAGATAAAAATGAAAGGTCACCAAGCTCATTAACATCAATCCAAGTCTTCTTCCCAGGAAGGACTTTACTCCAAACCCAAGGAACACCAGGACTAGTTTTAATGTTAATTTTCTCATGACCAGGTTGCTGAAGGCCAAGAATTGATTCCTCTATGTTTAAGACACGAGGTTTAAAATTACCAATACGTGATTGAATAAGTCTAGTAATATCCTCCACCGCTCTATCAAGGATATCAGTTGGCATAGAGCGAATGATATCTCTACCAAACTTATTAACAGAATGACTAAGTGGATGAGTGTCTTGTGGAACCCGGGGATCAAACGGGCTCAATACCGCTGGAATTCTTTCTGAAGGAAATGAATCAGCGAATGGTGTTTTACTAAAACAGGTTTTACCACCCATTCCAGTAACACGGTAAATTGGAATACTTCCAACGACATTAAGATGTTCAGTGATTAAGTCGCTGGTTGGTGTTATCTCATTATTAACTAGTACTGGGCCCTGATGTTGAATAGACGGGAAGCAGTATTTATCAATAATTTCTTGAGTTATAATGCAGGCAAAAGATCTTTCTGCATTAGCGCATGATTGTATTCCAAGAATCATACGATTATTAGCATAGGTGTAATTAGCATAAATAGGAGAACCAGACATACCTACAACTATTGGAGCCTTATACTCTATAACATTGGATAATTTAGTATCAAGAAAATTAACAGGTAAAGATGAAACGACTCCTTGCATTGGTGCGGATTGGAGGGCGATCTTTGAGTCGCGATCATAAAAAGTTTGATGAATAGATGAAGGTAATTCATACTTCTTAAGATCGTCCTCCAATACAAACCGATGCTTAATTTGAGCAAACATACGAAAATCTACAGAATGAATAAAACAGGCATCAGAATTTGGAACAGGTCTAACATGGTCAAATCTAACTGTAGCCTCCCAAAAATCAGAACTTTGGGGGGATGGCTTCCAATGGAGCACAAAATCCTTACCACTCTCCAGAAGAGGACGAACCCAATGGAGATTAACAAGAATATTCTGTCCATCTATACCAATAGCATTAGCATAGCCACACTTAGGATCAGGATGATAAACCTGAATCAAATTCTTACAGATTTGATGGTGCATGTCTTCAGTAGCAACAAGATTAGTAGGTCTAGGTGAAAGATGAGAAGGAAGAGAACGCTTAAACAATACACGACTAGTTGGTTTAGGATCATACCACGGTAAGCCAAACAAAGAAGCAAACATTCTCTTCAATCCCATAAAAATAATTCCAGCATAAATAGCACAGAAAGCGGTGACCATAACATCACCTAAACCTATAATTGATCTATGTGGGGTTTTATGAATTAAAGAAGAATATTTAATAGTATAATATTTAAGAATATCACGATAATGTTGACGAATAGAACGAATATCATTAAGTTTACGAGCTCCAGTAGCTTTATTTTGACGGACAATTAACAATTTAACAGATTCTGGAAGATGGTCGAAAATACGGATATAATTAGCACAGGTTTCAGATAAATAATATGGGGAAAAATTATAATTAGAATATTCCCTATCTTTGACGAGAGTATTATAGGGGTCTTGGGCCATATCTCTTAAGAATTGATTACGAGCATTAAAACTCATATGTTCACAAACACTATGTATACAACTTTTATGAAAATCCTCCCACTGTTTCTTGGTCATAGCACCAGATTGTCCTTTAAAGGATTCTCTAATACCATAATCTTTTTCAATAGCGTATTCCAAAGAAACAACAGTATTCACCGGTTGACCAGCGTCTATACGAGCAGGAGCATCATCAGGATAATTTAAATATGGAACAGAAAATTCAGCTTCTACAATACGGGAAACAAAATCAGCAGGTAGGGTTGAAAGCAGGTCAGAAGCGCCATCAAGATCGGATTGAATATAAGCACATTCTTCTTCGACTAAAGTAATATCAAGCTGTTTAGGATCAAATTTGATGGGGTGAAAAAGGCCAGCACTTGTAAAGGAATTATCCCAGCCAAAATATTTATTCATCCTCTTGTACCAATCGGGATAAGTTCCATCAGGTGACATAGCCCAACTTTTACAAAAGATTTCATCAAATTTTTGAGCAAACTTAGGTAAAATTTTGTCACATACACGCATAACAACATCATCTTCCATTACGCAAGTAGTGGGTTTTGCTCGATGATAACAACGACCAGGTTGATTTAATTGGCGTAACACTCCATCATATTCAAAATTAGCAGGATTTAAGGTAGACAAATCGAAATCTTCGGCGGGGATAGTTTCGCCGGCATATGGAATATATCGAGGATTTTTAAAATTACATGGAGGAGCGGGTGTTGGTGAACGCTGTCGCTTAGGACGAGCTCCAGCGAAAAGATGAGGTTCAAATTCCTTTTCATAATGTTTAAATCGGCTTTTCTCCCCACGTGACATATGCTTATTAGCTCTTTTCTTCTTTTTAAGTTCTTCGTAGTCAGCACGACGCCGATCTCTCTCAGGATCTTCACTACTCTGAGCTTTGTCTATCCAAGACTCCAATTGATCTTTCAAATGAGCAGGCATTGTATTACAATGACGATTATAAAAGTCAATCATCTTAGCTAAACGAGCTTCAAGTTGCGCTTTACCATCACGAGTATTACTAAGAACTCTTATCTCCTTCCAAAACGTCTGATCTTCAGCAGTCAACGTTTGTCTCCACTTATCATAAGCCGAATCACTGGTAGCCTCAGGATCTTCCTTCTTTCCATCAGGAGTAAATCCTTCAGGAAACTCAGGTTCCCAATCATCAGGAAAATCTTCCCATGAGGGGTCTTCCTTAGCTTCATCACTAGGGCTTTCATTCGTGGCAGAAGCAGCTTCTTCTTCAGCATCGGGAGTAGCAGGTTCTTCAGCCTCACATGTATCAGCAAAGTCAAAGTCAAGAAAAGATGATGAAATAGGACCAAGAGATGTTGGGTCATTATTAGATTCTAAAAGTTCAGATACAAGTTCATATATCTCACGAACATCTTTTAAATGTGAATTGTGATCTTGACGGAGATTCTTTTCTTCATTACACAATACATCATAACGGGAATAACATTGATTTAAAAATTGAAGATAATTTAGATTGGTTAAAGGTTGAGCTAATCCTGAAGGGATATTATTAGGATCATATTCATTTAACACATAACCAGTAGCAGGTTCTAAACCCCCTCCAGATGGAATCGGAGAATAAATGTCAAATTTGAGATGCGGCATAGTACGACGCATTTCTTCATCAGTTAATCCAGGATACTTAACTTTAAATTTATCCATACAAAATTTAGAATTCGTCTTATCATAACAATCCTCATCACATGTAACTTGACAAAAAATATGACGACGGCGCCAAATAGCCTCATTACAACGAACGGCAGTAGTAGTTGGAAATGGAGTATTAGTAGTTGATAGAATAAATTTAGAATCAAAAAAAGTAGCTTTATCAGTAAGTTGAGCCATTGGTATAACAATAGGAGCATTAGAAATTAACGGTAATATTTCTGAAACAAGACGATAATCATCAGTAGACCACATATCATCCTGAATCATAATAGGCTGATTAGCATAACCATCGAAATGATCTGTATTTCCACGAGAATAAGTTAGACAGTTAGAAGGAACATCAGGAAAATATTTATCACGAATATTATTAGCAAGACTTTGAAGAAGTGATGATTTGCCAACACCAGGTTTACCCATAAGTTGTACATGGAATGGAGTTTGACGAAAATTACCATAGGCACAAACACGATAGACAATATCAAAAATCTTTGTATAAGATTTGCAAGCTTCACGGAATGCCTGAAGGATATCCCGATCAAAAATGTCACGAAAATCAGGTGATAATGATGCACGATGAAGCATCATATACATCGGACGCATATTAACAAAATAAAGCTGACGATCTTTAGATCTTTTGATCGTTCTATAACCTTCCTCACAATCCCAAACACGCATGACAACAATAAAATCAAAAAGCTTTTTCTTATATTTTTCCTTAAGCTTTTCCTTCTTTTCTTCTTCTATATCTTCTTGATTCTGCGCTCCCATCTTAGATCTTACCCATTTCATTAATTTGGGAACGGAGCTAGCTATAGTTGACCACACCTTAGCAATACCAGCAATGCCCTGGCCAATATAACCCATATTACGAAACATATCAACAAATGTTTTAGTAAGATGAGCTTTATGAGAGGTAGTTGCAGCAATGCCAGCTACAGATATTACAATAGCTACAGAAGCTTTAACTAAAAGTTGAACAAAACTTGTTGAAGACAAGTATGTTAGGAAAGTTACGATGAGATTTGTTGGTTTAATTTCATCATCATCATCATCCTCAAGACCATCAATAGGAAGATCAGATTGTCCGGAATAAAAATTATCACGCAAAAATGTGATAAAACCTTTAACATTAGGAATAACATTAAAATGATTAGCATAATACAAAACAATTAAAAGACGGATAAGCGGATTACTAACGGCATTAAACACAAGAAAGCCAATAAAAATAGAATAAAGATCAACAGTTAGGTTGCGACCACGAGTAAACCAACCCAAACCAACAGCTTTTAAAAATTTTTCAAGAAGTCCTACAATAGGTGAAGCCATATCTTGTAAGACACCAGAGATAGCATTTAAAGGTTTACGAATAGTATCCAATAAAACATCCCAGATACCACTAAGAGTAGATTTAAATTCAGAAAACGAAGAACAAACAAAATCTTTAAAGGAATGGAAAAACTTTTCAATAGCAATGGTTAACCAAGAATCAAGTGATCTCATAGATCCAGTAGGCTCACCTCCTTCTTCGGGAGTTTTTGTAGTGGGCTCTTCTGGCATTTGATAACAAGAACGTACAAAATCAAAGAAACCGGAAACTTTAGAAGTAGAAGGTCCAGGAGTGGCGGTGTCACTAGTTGGTAAAATATCATAACGCACAATTTTAGATGGAATAAATTCATGCACATAATTACTAGGTCTTTTAATAACAGACTTACGCACACCACACATACACTCACATGGTGAATTGCCACTAACAGTTCGTTGATAATGGGAAAACTCACAATCACATTCAACACATTGTTTATAACCTACCATTGGAAAATTACCATGCTCACAATAAAGTGAATTAGGAGTATTCCAATAGTAACTTGCAAACATGAGTAGTTCATCAAGACGAATAACAACATTTTGAGCAGGAAAATTAAATTGAGTACAAATAGAACGATAAATATTAACAACAGAACGAATAAAATGAAAAGGTGTACGAAGCAAATTATCATTAAGCAGATCCTTATAACCGAAACCGGGGGCTTTACTCCAGATTCCAGTTTTAACTCGCTTCTCCCATGCACGCTGACATCTTATGGCTATTTCCTTGGCATGAGCCACAGAAACATTTTGATATAATTGCACATAAAGATTACGTAATGATGGAATATCACGGGCACTAATGCCTCCATGTAATAAAGATTCGACAAAAGCAACACCATCAGCATGAGTTACAACAGGAAGATCAGTAGTTTCAGAGAAGAAAAGTCTATATCCAGTTGAGTTGCCAAATTTAATAGTAGTGGAATCAGTCAAATAACGATTACGAGCCTCAATAAAAGAACCATATTGGGCTACTTTAAAACAATACATAAGCAAAATATTATGATAAGCGTTATTGGTAGTGAACATAAAGGGAGAACCTTTACGAACATTCCAATTCATACGAGATTGCTGGAATAATACTGGTCGACGGCCGGATGGTTTAAAACTAACATCATCTTGAAAATCAACATTAAGTTCACCTACACGTTGATCTTCAGGATAATCATAATGAATTTGTGAAATAGAACGAAAATGAGAAGTAACATTATGAGCGCATGAACAATGAGAGTGAGTTGGAATACCCTCAGCAATAATTCTCTTATTATTAATAAGATCACCAAGGAAAATATTTTCTCCATTGGCAATTCTATTCCTAACAAATTCTAGATAATCAGAATAAAATTGTAAGCAACTATCCTTCATTTCCCCCATTTCTAATTGAAATCTGACATTCCAATATGGCACATGTTTGGCATTAGTTTGCCGGGAGAAAATCATCATTTTCTTACTTTTAGTCTTATTCCAACCAGAAGATTGGCCTTTTGGTGGTGCATTCATACGTCTCAACTCAGCAGCCTTTTCCTTTGCAATAGTCAAATCCAACGCAAGCGCTTCAGAAGTGGGAAGCGGTGTTTGCTCCCAGTTCTCTTGCGATACAATTTCTTGGGGTAGAGGAATGATGTCCGAATTGGTCGAGAAAGAAGACATTATCATACTTTCCATAACTTAACATTAATGAGATTCACCATCTTATTTTAAATGGTTTAATGACAATTATAATAAACAAAATCACAAACTGCGTACACACTGGGAATACAACAATTATACTTTATTCGCATTTATCACTACTACATCTTCACAAGATTCAAACGCGTAATAGACATCTCTACTCAAGCCCAGCACCAACTAGGTATAGCCAGTATCGTAGATTATCATTCTAAAACTAACATTCTCCACTTGTTACGAATTGATTCATAAATAAAAGCGCCTATTATTGATCATATGCACCCCACGGGTATTTCCACCTTCACTCTCTAACCCATTGATGAAAAACGGCGATCATGAAGATAGAAGGTGCCAACAAAAATAAGAATATAATCATTAAATAGTTGTGTACCATAAGTGCCTTATGCTTAAAATAAAAGGGATGATAAAGAATAAAAATGATGATAAAATAACTACAATCATGGATAATTAGGATATGTAAAAGGTAAACCTAGAACAGGAAGTGTAGGTTCATCACTAGTTATATTAAAATTATTAATTTCAAGAAGTTGACGTGAGAAACAATACTCAGATGATAATTCAAAATCTTCACCAGGAGCATACTCAAGTTCATAAACAACTTGAGCGCCAGGAGTTGGACTTGTTATCCCTCCTCTATTGTAAACAACAATAAAGTTATCGGGACAATTTACATCATGATTCAATTCAGAACTACGCGAGATCGTTTCCTCAACACTACGGTATGTATCATAAAATTTAACTGGATATTCAAAAGGAACAGAAATTTCATTATGACGAAACATAGAAACATCAGACATCAAGTATGAATTACCCATCCATCTTTTTGCACTAGTATCTAATCCTTGTATAGCTCGATGTGCAGTTGCAAGTGTATTAGTTGTTTGAGTACCACCAGGACCACCAGCTAACGTAATAACTTCATCAGCCACTAGACCTTTAGCAACAGTTACAATAACGTAACCTTGAGCAACAAAATTTGAAACACAACGAAGGCGATACTTCATAGAACCACGCCAAAATCGATGAGCGGATGCAGCAACAGATAAAGATGGAGGAGTATCATAACGAGTACATGTAACAGCCATAGAAGTAGTAGAAAGGGTTGAAGGGCTTGGATAAATTGGTGAAAATAATGATCCATTAAGCACCATATTAGTAGCGGTTGAAATTTGCCAATTATTAGGATCACGCCATTGAATTACAGGAGGAATATAAGGAGTAACTTTAATAGCAAATAAGGGATTTATATCATCAGAAACAAAAGGTAAGTTTATAACAACACGATAACCCATAGGCTGCCATCTATTAATAATTGTAAAATAATCAACATCAGAAGAAATCATAGTATTTGTCGTTGTAGAAGGAGAATCTTCAGGTAAAGATTCAACAGGAGCAAGAGATAAATCAACTGGTTCGGGATTCATATTAAGTAATAACATTTAAAGTAGTAAGAGCTGAACGTTGCACTGGAACAGCAGGACCAACTACAGTAGAAAATTGAGGATTTTGAAACGATTGGAAAACCATAATATTACAATTTTGAGGAAAAATTGAGCCAGGTTGGTATATATGAGTAACAAAAACAGAAATACGCCCCACTTTATAATCAGAATATGGAGCACGAAAAGTGCTATCAAGCCCATTTAATGGTGCATAATTGGCAACACAGTTACGATATGAACGTAAGTTATATGATGGAATAACAAACTCAAAAATATTTGTAGCAGACAAATCCCATTCTTTAGTGATCTGACGTTGAGATGGATCAATAAAAGTTGAAAATTCTGGGGGAGTATAAACAATACGCAAACGCCCGACAGATTGAGGTGGTTTAATAGCCCAAAAATGAAGAACGACATCTGCATTCCAATAAGTTGTCTGGGAAAAATAATTCTGAGCAGTGAGGGCAAAAGAACCCCACAATGTTCCAAAGAAAGCAGTATAAACAACATTCGGAAACATAGGGTCAGTTTCACCACCACCAAAAATTGCAGTTCCCACAGCGTCATCAGAAGTTAAAGAAAAATTAGAAATCAATTGAGCGCGAGCCATATGAACTAAGAGATTAGGTTGTTCACCAGGCATCTCACCAGTAGTTAAAATAGGAGAGCCGGTTTGTTGTAAAACACCACAATTAGTTTGAGGAGCTTGAACAGAAGGTACAATAGGAATAATTGGTTGAGTAGCCATTAAGAGGATTAACCAGGTGTTGCTTCAGTTTCGACAGAAGAAACATTAGCAGAAACATCAGTGGACGTAGAAGGTTCAGGAGACGATGCAGAGTCATTATCAGTAGAAGTTGAAGCATTAAATTGCACGGGAGCAGGCTCTTCTGGTTTCCCAGTTTCTCCAGGTTGTCGTGAACTTTGAGATTGAGGAGTAGTTCCAGATTGAGGATTAAAACGACCCTGAGAAGAATAAGCAACAGCACCAGTAATTGGAGTTTCAAAAAGACTAGCCAAACCTCGTCCGGCAAGCATACCAACAGGTCCGCCAAAAAGAGCACCAAGAGAACCACCAAGAGATTCTAAAGATGATTTAGCATACGCACCAGTAGCTTGATTAACTGCAGACTCAGTAAGACCAATACCATGACCAGTAGAAATAGTATTAATATAGTCAGAATTAATGTTATAGTTTGTAACACCAGAAATAATGTTATTAAGACCAGATCCAAGTTTAGATGCCATTTGAGCTATAGCCATTTCAGGAACCGCATCAGAAGCAGCTCCTTCGAGACTAGACTCATCAGCCTCTTCGCCCCCTTCCATACCTGGAGGTGGATTTTGTTCGAACCCAATACCACCAGGACTTCCAGTACGAAGTTGAGCCGCAGAAGTAGCCATATAAGAAGATCCAGCTGTAGATGCATTAACAAAATTAATACCATTCTTTGCTACATAATCATTAATATAATTACGAGAAGCTGGAGATGTGATTTGAGGCATAACGGACTTTGAAGAAGTAGACATTTAATAACGAGGAACATATCCGGAGTATTCAAGATTCTCCACATGTGCCCATATTCTAATAGAAGATGTTCCGACAGCACTAGCAACAGCTTGAAGTTGGTCAAAAACGGAAATTTGAAATGTATTAATATGATAATCTGCTAGACTATTAAGAAAAGTGTTATTAGTTTGACGAGTTATTGGCAACATATTTCGATTACAACACCATGGCATAATAACTTTATAATTACCATTATGACCAAAGGTAATAAAATCATGAGGTAGGAAGGTACGAGATTGACGACTTCCCGCAGACAATGTACTTGGGTTAAGCCCAATATGAAAAAGAAAACCACCAGTAGCAGAATAAGGTACAACATTAAGAATTAAGGCACCTTGGTGCTGAAAATGAGATTGGACTTCCAATTCAAAAACCAAATTATATTTGACAAAAAGAAAGAAATCATTAACGGCAATATTACTAAAAAGATTAATCATATTATTAGGAGTATTGTCGAAAGTGTAGATAAGTCCGGTAGCAGCATTAGTTACATTAAGCGTGGTGACATGACGCTTCTTTCCAAAAATTTGAGAAAAATTCCAATCAGGAGACGAGGAAAGAGCATCATCTACCAAAGGATTAAGTCGCAAATTTTCAGTTCTTTGAGCAATAGATTGCTCAGATTCGATAGCTTGTATTTTTACAGCCTTGGTTGAAATATCCATGTGAATTACCCACTTGTAGTTAATTCGGGTACAAAAAGAGATAAAATCAAATTCAATAGAAAATCATTAAGAAGAGCAATAATCATTATAATAAAGCCATCAAGATGCGGTATTTTAGATGTCCATAGACAAATAGTTATCACAAAACCTCCCTAAAAAGTCCGTAGACTAAATAAGAATATAAAATAATAACTGGC